GTTCTTTTATTTACGGAAAGGTTATGTTTTGGTTAGTAGAAACACAAGAGCAGTTTGATAAGTTACAATTCGAATTAGGAAGCGAGATATTCGTTCTACCTATCCGAAAGCATCCAGAGATGCACCCGGGCATTTATGCTCCGTTATCTCTTTATCTAAGAGACATTACCCAACCTAAAGGATTCTTAATTAACTTCTTCCACCCGGAAGCATTACAGTTTGATCCTCTACAGGTTAAGGAATACCTTAGAACGTTTAAGAAAATCTATACTCCGGATAAAAAGACGTTAAACTACACGTATTTCGGAACAAATACTTTTGATTTGAACTTATCAGAGTATAAAGAAGTAAGAAAGCAGACCTACGCTTATAACTTCTTCTCTCAGAAGTATTATGAGGCAGAGGATCTAAATTCAATCATTCCAATAGTAAAGCATTTTGAACAGTGTGAAATAATCTTCGAAGAATATACCTCAGTAATTAAGAAGTATACTCCGAACGATTATCACGATGATCTTTGTAACGTATTTTGGTTTATAGAAAGAAACGGTTTAAGGGTTAATAGTGCCTTTGAAAGATACTTTGAGTTGAAGAGACCCTTTCTATCCCGCTATAACTCTTATACATTCACTCAATACAACCTCAATACTACTACCGGCCGACCTTCTAATACGTTTAATAGCTTAAACTTTGCGGCCTTACCTAAAGAAAACGGTTCTAGATCGGTTTTTATTCCGAGAAACGACTTTTTATTGGAGATTGACTTGACTGCTTACCATCCGACGTTGATTGGACAGATGGTTGGGTATGAATCACCGACCGGGGATATCTACGAAGATTTTGCATTGAAGTACGGAATGGACCGAACAGAAGCAAAAGGGTTGGTGTTTAAGCAGTTGTACGGGCATATATTCGATCAATATAAAGACTTTGAATTCTTTCAGCTAACCCAGAAGCTTATTGAGGAAATCTGGAATACATTCTCTAAGACGGGTAAGTATGTAGTTCAGGAGACCGGGAAAGTATTTAAGAAAGATGACTTAACTAACATGAATCCTCAAAAGTTGTTTAATTATATTATTCAGCATTGGGAAACTTATAATAACGTTGCAATCCTTAAAGAAATCATCTATATTATTAATAATAAGGAGACAAAATTAGTGCTTTATACCTACGACGCATTCGCCCTGGATGTTGCAAAAGAGGATAAAGATAAGATAAGGGAAGTGTTTAGAGTGTTTGAAAGCCGAGGATTTCTCTACAAAGTAAAAAAAGGTTTTAATTATGATGAAATTAAATAAGAAGACTAATAACTTTTTTTGAACAACTTACTATTTATAAGTATATGAAGCAGTGTAGTAAGTGTAACCAGATTTTTGAATTTTGCTACTTTTATAAGAAACAAACAACATACAGCTCGCAATGTAAAACATGCCTTAGCTTAGCAAACCAGCAACGTTACGAAGGAAAGCAAGATTTTATAAAAAAACAAGCATCTACATACTACAAAGCAAATCAAACACAGGTACTTGCTAGAGAGGCAAAGAAGCGAATTACTGCTACCACAGAACAAAAGCAGAAGCATGCTGAATACCACAAGAAATACAGGGAGTTAAATAAAGAACAGATAAAAGAAGTAAGAAAGCAGTGGTATTCTAACACACTAGAAGATAGGCAAAACTATTCTCGGAAATACATTAAAGAATGGAACCAGAAGAATAAACACATTGTACTATGGTGTACTTTGCTAACAACCTGTTTTAACCGACTAAAAACTAAAAAAACCGACAGAACACAAGAGCAGCTTGGGTACACACATAAGCAGCTTAAAGAACGAATGGAAAATCACTTCACAGAGGGTATGACTTGGGAAAATCACGGTACTCTATGGAATGCACATCATAATATACCCGTTACTTGGTTTAGACCAGAAACTCCTGCTAGTGTTGTTAGCCACTTGCAGAATTTGTACCCTATAGATAAAAAAGTTAATTTTAGTATCGGTAATAAGAGGATACTTTACCCTGTTGACAACGAATATAAAAATCAAGCACAGCAGTGGCTTTTAGCTGATTATGTGCGTATATTAAATAATAATGAATATGTACACAATCAATAACGAACAATCAACTATTTATACAAAAGAATACGACAGTGATTCTTTAGTAGATAGTAACATGGCACTAAGTAATAAGTTATTCTGTACATTCGTACCACTAAATGAAGTGGATTCCTTTGTAAAAGGCATCACCAGCGAATATACTATTTTATATAATAAAATTTTTATATTGCATATTAAAAGCAATGATGAGTACGTTTGTACTTATAATGTAGATCAACCCAACATCAATAACATTCCAGAGAATACAATCCTGGTGCATAGAAAAAAGGAAACGAATACCTTATATACTATCAATGCTTTGAATGAATTGATCAAAAGCCTCAATGAAGGAATCGTTGATACGAACTTCAGAATCAATTGGCAGCATTATAAGAATACAATTCTGTTGACTCAGCAAGGAGATCTAAAACTCCTTAGAACAAAGATCTACGATATAGTAGAACTTTAAGTTGCCTCTTTGAGGTAATCTTCGTATATTAGTATAAATAAAAGTTATGAAATTTAGAGCAGAAAACAACGAATGGCATCACGGCTTTCAAATGGACTTCGCTAACGGATGTACTATTAGTGTTCAATTTAGCAAAGGTAATTACTGTGATGAAGGTAAAACAACCGCCGAAGTAGCGGCCTGGAACAGCAATGGTGATTGGATGACTTGGAACGATGGTCATTGGACCGTTTATCCTAATGGTGAAAGCGATGTTATGTCTTATCAGACAACAGATGATGTTGCAACGTTAATCAGTGAATTAGTTAAATTGAAGTAATATGGTTATATTTTTATTAATAGTAGTGATACTTTACCTAGGTGCTATAAACGATAAATTAAAGAAATAATGAGTCCACATCAAAAAGCAGCATTAGAGCTTATTCATGATTACTATTTTATGTTACCAAACAACGGTTCATTGAATAGCGGTATTAATAGTTGTGAATCACGTTACAAAGAAGCGATTGAATGTGCTTTAGTAAGCCTTAAACGACTTATTTTAACATTAGAATTCATATCAGTAGAATCAAATGATCCTAGGATTATGGATAGAATTAATTTTTATGATGAGGTACAAGCTGAATTATATAAAATAAAAGAGGGTAATGGCGGTGTATCATTTGATGAACTAATAGAGGTATTTAAAAAATAAGCAATGATAAGTAAGATCAGAAACAAATGGTTTACAGTTAACTTTGTACTTCGTCACAGATGGGAAGACGGAGACTACATCGACTATGAACTACGTCAGCTGAAAAGCACATTAAAGTTAGGTATGTGGGCAAAAACATATGAAGCAGTCGGCAAAAGAAAAGGTACTCCTAAAGAAGTATTTAATAAGAATAATCATGTTAGAGTTTACATGATTGGACTGAACCTTATTGTATGTAGTGTATGGATGGATATCAGCAGACCAACATTTGGAAATTAATATGAGCAACAATAAACAGAGTATGAAACTATACACAGAAGAAGAATTAAGAAAGCATTTATATAATCATTCTGATGAATTTTTTGAAAAATTAACGCCCATCGAACTACCAAGTGATGAAGAAGATAAGGAGCAGTACAAATACACAGAGGAGGATATACGTTCAGCCATAATATTTGGGTATAATAAGAGAACTTTTGATTTAGATAAAATAGGTGTATTAGATGAAAATTCTTTTATTCAATCCCTTTCACAACCAAAAAAGAAAAACAACAATGAGCAACAATAAACAAAGTAGCGTGGAGTGGTTGGTTGAACAAATCAAAAAAGACATCAACTTGAGATTGAGAGGGTTTGATATTGACAAAGCACTTGAACAAGCCAAAGCAATGCATAAGCAAGAAATAATAATTGCGCGTTCAACAGGATTACCCATTGAAGATGGTGTTTTTACTGCGATTGATAAAGCGCATAAATACTACAACGAAACATTCGGAGGTAACGATGAGCAAGCAATGATTGACTACAATAAAATGGAAGAGGAATGGGAAATGGATAACTACAACGAAATAAAAGATGAGCAACAATAAACAAAGTTGCAATTCAGAAATAAATTACATATATTAATAACAAACAATTATGGATATCAATTCAATCAAAGCAAAGCTAAGCGCTTTGCAAACTCAGCAAAGCCGTCCTTCCGGAGAGGCACGTAAGAATGTCTTCTGGAAACCTGCCGTGGGCAAGCAAACAATTCGTATTGTACCTTCTGCGTACAACAAATCAAATCCTTTTTCGGAACTATTCTTCCATTACGGAATTGATAAAAACCCAATTATCTCTCCTACTAACTGGGGTGAGACTGATCCGATCGTTGAATTTGCAAAACAACTACGTCAATCAAAAGACAAAGAATCTTGGAGATTGGCTCGCAAACTCGATCCTAAAATGCGAGTATTCGTACCCGTTATCATTAGAGGTGAAGAAGCTGAAGGCGTTAAGCTTTGGGGCTTCGGTAAAGAGATCTACATGGAATTGCTTTCTATGGTAGAAGATGAGGATATCGGGGATTACACTGACATCGTTTCAGGTCGTGACTTGAATTTGACTACAGTGGGTGCTGATACTACCGGAACCGGTTTTAATAAAACTACCGTTCGTGCACGTACTAAAGAGTCTACTTTGACCGACGATGATGCAATGTTGCAAACTATTTTGAAAGATCAACCAGATCCTTTGAAAGTATTCTCTAGAATGTCTTTTGACGACATGAAGTCAGTATTGCAGAAATGGTTGGCAGTAGACGAAGAAGGAACAGAAGGTTCTATTATTTCTGAGCCTGCTTCTAACTTTGATGGCGCTAAAGCAGCAGCTCCTGCTGCCGAAGAACTTCCTTGGAAGAAGCCTGCAAATCCTTTCACTCTAGAGACTCAAGGTAAGAAAGTAGAATCAAAAGCCGACAAGTTCGATTCATTATTCAACGACGACGATAACGATTTACCTTTCTAATAGACAATGGCTAAGAAAGAAAAAGCGTCGTTAACAGAGGCTGTGTCTGCAGAACTTAAGAAAGGATTCTCTTTAGATAAATTCAAAGAGAAGAAGCTCCTTAAGAGCAACGTTAAGTTTAAAAACCAGGCATGGATTCCTCTATCGGCTGCATTCCAAGAAGTAACTTCTATTC